CGACACCGCCGGTCTCCGCCAAATTTACGATGCGCGCCGCGCCGGACTTCGCGAGTGGCTAATCAACAGCCGGATTGACTGGTGATCTTCTCCGACAAATGGGGCCTATGGGTCCCGACAGATGCAGGCTTAGGGAAGTGCGGCAAGTGGGTCCAGATGTCCTCGTGCCTCGAACTGGCATGGCCGCACGTCCGCAAGTGGGACCTGGCCTTGGATATCGGCGCCCACATTGGCATCTACTCACGCGGGATGGCCAAGCGGTTCAACCGCGTGATTGCGTTTGAGCCGTATCCTCCCGCGTTCGATTGCCTAGTGAGGAACCTTGCGCCGCTTGGGAACGTGCAGTGTGCAGAACTCGCCGCCGGGGACACGTTCCGCCAATGCGCCATGATGGGCAACAAGCACGGCATCGCCCGCGTGATGGACGGCACGGGCGCGGCGATGGTTGCGCTGGACATTTTATGCGACCTCGCCCCCGACTTCGTAAAGATCGACGTCGACGGCTACGAGGTGTTCGTTTTGGACGGGATGAAAGAAACCATCCGCAAACACAAGCCCGTCATCCTGATCGAGGACTTTTCCGACAAGCGCAACAAGGCCGCCGCCGCGACGATCTTCACCGACCGTCTGGTGCCGGATGAAATGGCCAAACTTGGGTATGAACTGAAAGCCGCCCAGGTTCAGGACAAGGTGTACGCATGACCGACCGGGAAGAAGAAATCCGCGCCGCCCGCGAGCACGGCGATTGGAAGGCCCCGGCGTGGCGCTTGGAGCCCACCGGTGGCCTGGACCCGCGTGTCATGACCGAGTTCTTCGGGCTGAACGACTCGGAGCAGCGCGCCGTGTGCATTGCCATGCTGGTTCATCTTGGGATGCCCTTCAAGGAAGCCCTGCACCTCGTCTGTGGAGTGAAAAAGTCTGACTCGTGAACGCGACATCCGGCTTGAGTACGAACCTCAACCGCGACAGAAACTCCTTCATGCGACGAAAGCGCGCCAGATTCTATACGGGGGCGCGGCAGGCGGCGGGAAATCGCACGCCCTGAGGTGGGACGCCTACGCGTTCTGCCTACAGAACCCCGGATTGGAAGCCTACCTGTTCCGGCGGACCCTCGGTGAGTTGGAGGACAACCACATCCGTATCGCGCAGCGGGAAATACCCATCGAGGTCGGGTCATATAAAGAAACCCGCAAGCGGATCGAGTTCTTCAACGGTTCCGGGCTTAATTTCTGTTACTGCGAGAAGGAAAAGGACGTAGAACGCTATCGCGGCGCCGAGATGCACTGGGTTGGCATCGACGAGGCGACGCATCTGACCGCCTATCAACTTGCGTTCCTCAAAACGCGCAATCGTGTTGGCGGGTTCAAGGCGGTCCAGACCGAATATCTACCCCGTTTCGTGATGGCCTCGAACCCTGGCGGGCCGGGGCACAACTATCTCAAGTCCATCTTCATCGACGGCGGTCCTCCGGAGCAGTATTTTTTCGACCGGGAGATGCGCGACCCGAAGAAGCCGGACGACCTGGGCTGGAAGTCGATCTACATTCCCGCTCGGATGGCGGATAACGTCTATCTCGACGAGGACTATGGCGCCTCGTTCGGCGGCCTGCCGCCCGAGATGCAGAAGGCGTACCGGGAAGGCGACTGGGATGCAGTCGTAGGCATGGCACTACACACTTTGTCAAGAGAGCGCCATATGCTCCCCGCATTCCAGCCGCCCAAACACCTTACCAAGGCGATGTCGATTGACTGGGGCACCGCCAGACCGTTTGCGATTGGGTGGTTCTTCGTCTCCGACGGGCTGGAGATCGTGACCCGTGAACGCAAGACCTACATTCCTCCGGGTGCGGTCGTCATGTACGACGAATGGTACGGCTGGAACGGAAAACCTAACCAAGGCTGCCGGTTGGAAAGCACCGCTGTCGCCCAGGGGATACTGAGACGAGAGGATGAACGCGGCGACGTGATGGACTACCGCGTTGCCGATTCGCAGATGTGGGCGCAATCGGACGGTCCTTCCGTGATCGAGCGGATGCAGACCACCTCGAACGGGCGCCTTGTATTCCGTCAGGGCGAAAAGGATCGCAAGGCCAACTACACCGAGTTCCTTGCTCGATTGAAGGGCGAGGAGTTTGACATCGGAAAAGGCCCCGAGGAAATGCCGATGTTCTACGTGACCGAGAACTGCCGCCACTTCTGGCGAACGGTTCCGGTTCTGGTTTTGGATGAAACCGACCCCGAAAAGGGTCCCGATACCTCTTTGGAAGATCACTCCTACGACCTTGTGAGCTACTTTTTGCGTAGTCGTCCGTATTTGACGAGCGATTACGACCGGTGGGCGGATGCCAACCGGGATGCAATGAAGGAAATCGGAGTCAGGGATTCCGGCGGTGATCCTTATGCAACGTGAGTAAAATGAAAAAGCACAAGTGGAAACTGGCGTTTTGGGGCGTCGGTGCGATTGGCGTCACAGCATCGGTGATTCTCGGCAATGTCCTGGCTCAGCACCTTGAGAACGAAATTGTGGGGGATTTTATCTCGATCTTCCTCATCCTATGCCTCGGCGGCGCCTATTGGGGCGCATCGAGCGACATATGGATTTGGCGAGACGACGACCCTGATCGACCAGTACCGCCAGCTACATGAGGCGGGAAAGTTTCGCGGCCTTTCACTTCTCCCGCACGTCAAACTTGTAGCAGGGTTGGTCAAGGAAACGGAATCGAAAACCCTGCTCGACTTTGGTTGCGGGAAGGGCGAGCAGTACACCAAGCATTTCTGTCATGAGGCGTGGGGCATCATGCCGACCCTGTACGACCCCGCAGTCCCCGGCTTGGACCGAAAGCCTGATCTGAAGTTCGATGGAGTGATATGCAGCGACGTATTGGAGCACTTACCGGAAAGCCAACTGCCGGCCGCACTCGACGAAATCTTCGGCTATGCGAGGAAGTTCGTGTACCTGTCGATTACTACAAGGCCGGCACGCAAACATCTTCCCGATGGACGCAACTGCCACCTGACCGTGAAGCCTCCTTCGTGGTGGATGAACCTGATCGGATTGCGAAGCATTTCGTACCACGTAAGCTTCCTCTGACGCACCGGGTTCTCGACGTTTACATCGGCTTCGATGCACGCGAGCCCGAAGCCTATCGGGTCTGTGCTCAGTCATTGATTCGCCACTCATCGGCGATCATACATCTGCATCCTTTGGTTCAATCCGAACTCCGGGACATGCGCCTTTACTGGCGGGAGTTCGTCGCCGGCAAGGACGCGCGGGTGGTGGTCGACAAGATCGACGGCCGCCCGTTCTCGACCGAGTTCGCGTTCACGCGCTTCCTGGTTCCGTCCCTACAAGGTCGGGGTTGGGCGCTCTGCTGCGATGCGGACTTCCTGTTCACGGCGGATGTCGCCGAACTGTTCCAGTACATGGACGACCAATACGCGGTGCGGGTGGTCAAGCACGACTACCGTCCGCCCGAGAAGTCGAAGATGGACGGCCAACCGCAACGGGCCTATCCGAGGAAGAACTGGTCCTCGTTCGTCCTGTGGAACTGTTCTCACCCGCTCAACCGGGTGCTGACCCCGGAGACGGTGAACCGCCAAACCGGGAGGTGGTTACACGGGTTCTCGTGGCTTCAGGACGCCGAGATTGGCGGGCTTCCGGAAAGTTGGAACTGGCTCGAAGGGTGGAGCCCGTCGCACATTCCGCCCAAGGCTATTCACTTCACCCGTGGCGGTCCGTGGTTCGATGATTGGCGCCACGTCAAGTACGGCGAGTTGTGGAGCGCCGAGGCGTCCTTGTCGCGCATGACATTCGCGGCTGCATCGTGACGCCGGTCATATGGGCGACCCCCAACGCCCGATCAATGACGGTGTGTTCGGCCCTGCATCGCGGCACCGGCTTCCCCCTGAAGATGGCATGGGACTTCCCGACCCACGAAACACCGCCCTCCATCGTCTACGGGATTCTCCGTGGTTGCGGGGAAATCATCCGACGGTGCGAAAAAGCCAAGGTCGATTACTGGCACATCGACCACGGCTACTTCCGATCTGGCCACTATGACGGCTACTACCGGATCACCAAGAACGCCCTAGCCAAGAGTTACGACCCTGACCAAAAAGTCCTCGGCGACCGGTGGGAGTTGCTGGATTTGCCAATCGAGCCGTGGCGGGGGAATAAGGATGCCCCCTACCTGTTCTGCCCGCCGACGCCCAATATCGTCTCGCACTTTAACTTGGGCGATTGGGAGACACAGACGGTGGCGAAGTACAGCTTTTCGCGCGACGAGTACAAGGTTCGCCGGAAGGGCGACTCGGAGCCTGTCGCCGACGCGATTCGGGGGTCTATGGGCGTGGTGACATTCAACTCGAATGTCGCGGTTGAGGCCCTACGACTCGGGGTATATGCCTTCGCGGACTATGGGCCGGCCAAGCGGTTCTGGGAGGACGATGACCGCCTCTCGCTGTTCCAGCAACTCGCCTACGCGCAGTTCACGTTGGATGAAATGAGTTCCGGGTTCGCCTGGAAGCACGTCCTGTAGGAGCCCTTGATGAGCAAAGGCCGTTACGACCAGTTACTCGACATCATCGCCGACAAGAAGCCTCGCACCATCGTTGAAATCGGTACGTGGGACGGCGAGCGCGCCATGATGATGGCGGAAGAAGCCTTGAAGTATCAGCCCGAGGTCGAATACCTCGGCTTCGATCTGTTCGAGGACGCGACGCCGGAATTGGACGAGCGCGAACTGAACGTCAAGAAGCACGTCACCATCGGCGAGGTCGAGGCCAAGCTCGCGGAGTTCAAACGCGAGTTTCCCGGCTTCACGTATCGCCTCGTGCGCGGGGATACGCGAGAGACGTTGGGCGGGAGAGGAATCCAACTCACCAACATCGACTTGGCCTTCATTGACGGGGGCCATTCGGTCGAAACCATCGCCAACGACTATAACGCCGTCTGCCAGGCCAAGACCATCATTCTCGACGACTACTACATCAGAGGCGCCGAGGGGGAGGGCTACGACATCAAGGAATTCGGCTGCAACGGCCTCGTGGAATCGCTGGAGGAAAAGCACCTCCTCCCCATCGTCGACGACCTCCCCAACGGGGGCTACGTCCAAATGGCGATGGCGAAGGGGCTTCCGCCGGACAAGATCAAGGTCATGGTCAAGACCAAGAACTGCGTCCGGGACGAGATCATCCGCGCCAACATCGCCTATTCGACCCGACTGTTACCCACCGACCAATGG